GCTTTTGGCTGCTGCGCAATGTGGAAGAAAGGCATACGGTTTTGAGATCGACAGGAATTTCTACAATGATGCTAACAAGTACATTTTATCAAGAATTCAAAAAACATTATTTCAATGAATACCGAAACGCTTATAAAGATACGTGAATGGGAAGCGGAACGCGACAGAAACCTGCGCATCCACTGTCCTCTTGTAGCTGCCAAGTTTCAAAGATGGATTGACAGGGTGAAGAAAGAGGACGATAGACCGCATTCCCAGCCCTGTGACAAGAATTTCAACAAGAAAGCCTGTAGTTGATGCTTCCATGTAGTAAAATTAATTGTACGGCTTTAAAATAGCTTGTATCAAATAGAATAATTGTTAAAAAATACACGATCATGCAAGGAACAGACAAACTGAATACGATAACCAACATCGTATTTGTCCTCACGGACGTTTTAGAAACCAACCTTCTAGAAATGCAGCAGCAATACAAGAAGGAAGGCTTTGAACTCAGACACGATTCAAAAAGAAACTTCAACACAGCCATAGCCGCGATAAAGAGATTGAAAAGTGATGTGAATCATTGCAGCGAATCCACTCAGGAAAACTTCGGCAATGATTCTGACATGGTGAACGCCATGTTGCTCACACTGATTGACAGATGCGGTGATGATGACAACCTCGCTTATAAGATGTACGAATACATTAAATCTTTCCCGTCCAAACTGAATCTGGACTTGGATTTGGATAATGCGTTCAGCCACCTGTTTAGAAAGGAGAAATCAACAAAAGAATAGCATAATGAAAGATTATATAGAATTTTTGAAAGACAAGATGGCAATCAGCCATCAGACTGGGTTTGAAGTCAGACCGGAAGAAATTTCCCCGTATTTATACCCTCATGTGAAAGATACAGTACGTTGGGCTATTTCCGGCGGTTGCAGGGCGATATTCTCCAGCTTCGGTATGCAGAAAACCGTAACCCAGTTGGAGATACTGCGGGTGATCCTGAACCGCACAGGAGGCAAAGGGTTGATAGTTTGCCCCAAGCGTGTAGTAGTGGAGTTCCTGACACAGGCCGAAAAGCATCTGGGCATGAAAGTGAGCTATGTACGTACTATGCAGGAGGTGAAGCAATGTCCGACCAATATCATGGTGACAAACTATGAACGTGTCCGTGACGGCGAGGACGGAATAAGAATAGAACCTTCCTACTTTACCGTTACCTCATTGGATGAAGCGAGCGTGTTACGTGGATTCGGAACCAAGACCTATCAGGAGTTTCTTCCTATGTTTGCAGAAGTTCCGTACAGGTTTGTTGCCACTGCCACACCGTCACCCAACAGATACAAGGAGCTGATACACTATGCCGGCTACCTTGGAGTGATGGATACCGGGCAGGCACTTACAAGGTTCTTCCAGCGTGACAGCACGAAGGCGAACAATCTTACCCTCTATCCCCACAAGGAGAAGGAATTCTGGTTATGGGTAAGTACATGGGCGTTGTTCCTCACCAAACCGTCTGATTTAGGTTATCCCGATACAGGATATGAGTTACCAGAGTTACGGGTACATGAAGAAGTCGTGAGTGTGGATAACTCCACTGCCGGAGCCGACCGTGACGGGCAGGTGAAAATGTTCCGTGAGGCTGCTCTAGGCCTTGCTGATGCAGCTAAGGAACTTCGGGACAACATGCAGGAAAAGATTGCCCGTGTGGTAGAGATTATCAATCGCCCGGAAAACAAAGACGACCATTTCCTTTTATGGCATGACTTGGAGGCTGAACGTGAGGCACTCTGCAAGGCAATTCCCGGATGTAAGGCTGTGTATGGCTCGCAAGATGATGATGAAGCCGACAGGGTGATAGCGGATTTCAAAGACGGCCGTCTGAAATATCTGGCCGCCAAACCTGAAATGCTTGGTGAGGGTTTGAACTTCCAGTACCACTGCCACAAGGCAATCATGTTTATTGACTACCGTTTCAACGACAAGTTCCAAGCGATAGCCCGTATCTACCGTTTCATGCAGCAGCATCCCGTAGAGCTTTACTTGGTGTATGCCGAAAGCGAAGGTGAAATATTCAAATCATTCATGCAGAAGTGGGCGCAACACCGCCAGATGGTAGCCAAGATGACCGATATAGTCCGCAAGAACGGTTTGTTCGGTTTGCAGGCAGAGGAAAAGATGATGCGGTGGATGTTTGCCAGCAGGGAAGAAAAGTCCGGCAAACTGTGGAAAGCTATCAATAATGACAATGTACTTGAATGTCAGAAGATGGAAGATAATTCGGTAGACCTGATTGTAACCAGTATCCCGTTCTCCAACCACTACGAATATACGCCTACCTACAACGACTTCGGGCATAATGAAGACAACGGCAAGTTCTTTGAGCAGATGGACTATCTCACCCCGGAGCTTATGCGTATTTTAAAGCCCGGCCGGTTAGCCTGCATCCATGTAAAGGACCGTGTACTGTTCGGCAACGCTACGGGTGACGGTATGCCCACCATCGACCCGTTCAGCGAAATGACTGTGTTCCATTATCTGAAGCACGGGTTCCGCTACATGGGGCGTATTACAGTGGATACGGATGTGGTGAGGGAGAACAACCAGACTTATCGGCTTGGATATACAGAGATGTGCAAGGACGGTTCAAAGATGGGTATCGGTTGCCCGGAATATGTTCTTCTCTTCCGAAAGTTGCCTTCTGATACCTCACGAGCCTATGCTGATTTGCCGGTGACAAAGAATAAGAGTGAATACTCGCTTGCCCGTTGGCAGATAGATGCCCATGCAAGTTGGAAATCTTCTGGTAACTCTCTATTGAGCTATGAGGACATGAAAGGAGCCGGAATAGATAAGATACGCCATCTGTTCAGGAACTACGAACGTGAACATATATATAACTACGAGGAACATGTATCATTCGCTGAAGAATTGGAAATATACGGAAAGCTGCCTAAAACATTTATGGCCGTTGACCCTGTAAGCAAGAAAGATTGGATATGGGATGATGTCACCCGTATGCGCACGCTCAATACCAAGCAGTCACAGAAGAAACGGCAGAACCACATCTGCCCTTTACAGCTCGATATCGTTGAAAGACTGATTGAACGGTATTCAAACAAGAGTGAGTTGGTGTTTGACCCCTTCGGAGGTATCGGCACAGTACCTTATTGTGCCATCAGACTGAAACGTAAGGGATTATCTACAGAACTGAATTATGACTATTGGAAAGACAGTCTTTCATATCTGTATGAGGCGGAGATGGAAGTTAGCGCACCCACATTGTTTGATTTGATGGACAGTGCCGTATGAACATCTATCACACAGAACCCAGATTCGACTGCGAAAAATTCGCTCCATGCGGGCGCATCTCCCTGCACAAATGCCGGAAGTACAAAGGCAGACTGGATAAATGCAGGGGATGTACGCTTGTACGCCGTAAAGCCAAAACGGTTGCCGGTACGGAAGCCGGAAGAAAGGTTTGTCCGCATTGCGGACGTTCCCTTCCGCTCCACCGGTTTTATAACAGGACTGTCAGATGTGGGGATAAGGAATACCGATGTCTCACCTCCTGGTGCAAGATGCGTATGAGTGAAGTCGCAGCGGAAAGAAATCGTAATAATTAATTTAAAAATCCAATGAAAAACGTAACGAAAATAGCCAAGAAGTCCGCAGGGCTTAGCCAAAAATGCTCGATTTGCCCACTTATGCAAAGATGCACTTTAGAAATCCATAGAGCCTGTTTTGACAGCTTTGTAGAGGGTTTCAAGAAAGGGGCCAGAGCTGCTGAAAAAGAAATAAACAAGAAATTCAAATCGGAACAGATATGAAACAGACAGCAGAAGAAGCGGCAAGGGGATATTCCAATGATTGCAGAAACAGGCAGCGTCATTGTGAACCGTACTGCATTGTTGACTTTATTTCTGGTGCCGAATGGCAGTCAAAGCAATCACCTTGGATAAGCGTTGAAGATAAACTGCCTTCTTTAAACCAAAAAGTAATAGTTTATAACGGGAAACAAATATATATATCTCATAGAACAGAAAAAGACTACGCAAAAGATGCTAATTCCTTCTTGTATGGATTGCAGACCTATAATGTTGTAGCATGGATGCCCATCCCGTCTTTCGATGAGATACTATACGCCAACAGGGATATGCTGGAACGAATTAAAGAGAAAGGAGATTGAATATGAGGTTTATATTAATTATACTTATGACAGCCACGATGTTATCTTGTAAAGATGACATGGAACATAGATTAAAAGGTGGAATGGTTATTACTGTTAAGGGAGATACCATAAAGTTTTATGGAGGAACGTTTACTTATAAATTATTTGGTGAAAGAGATATTAGGGGTGTTGTAATTGATGAATCAAAAGAAAAAGAAGATTAGCTATGGTAATAAAGAAGATAATTTATAAAATATCTATCTATAAGGTACTGCCACCTTATAAGAATTGGTACAGTATCATGACTAATGACGGACTAAATCGTAGTAATGTTGTAATTATTGGGAAAAAGCAATTACTGAAAGTAGCTTTAGCCTTGATTGTTATGGCTATTTTTAATAAAAGGACTACTATAGATAAATTCAAATCGGAACAGAAATGAGCCTTGGGCGGCTTTGTAAAACCCATAGAAACAATGATGAAAAAGTATATTGGAACAAAATTAGTTCAAGCCACACCAGCAATTCGCAAGGGTGGAAAAATTTATCTACCTACTGATGCTATTCCAAAAACAATGGAACCAGTAGAAGAAGGTTATAAGGTGGTGTATGAAGACGGTTATGAAAGCTGGTCACCTAAAGATGTCTTTGAAAAGGCTTATCACGTGGCTGATACCCCTCTTGACCGTATGTATATCGAATATAATGAGTTGATGGACAAACATAATAAGTTAGTACTGTTCCTTGGTCGAAAAGACGCTATTGAAATAGCAGGTGAAAATCAGGTCGCCTTAATGGAGGTTCAAAAAGTACAGATGCACGACTACATTCTTACCTTGAAAGAGCGCATTGATTTAATGAAGAAATAAATATTGCCATACGGTGGTTGAATATCTACCGTATGGCTTAATACAAGAAAAAAAGGAACTAAAAGATGATACTTACTACTGGTAAGATAGTATTCGTTACCGATCCAGATGAATCAGACTGCTATATTGAGAACTTAAGGATGGAGTACAACACAAATCTTTTACAATAGTATTTACAACCGATTATTGATCAATATTTTATAGGTGATAAGTCAGAAATATGGTTGTTGTCTTTAATTGTACATTCTAAAGGGTGAAGATTTAACGTTTTTATTGATTCTTAACTCCTTTGGAAAACCAACTTAAGCTGTTTCTTCTTTTTCAGCACAATTTGCTTTGTATATTTCACTACTATTTTTGGCTCATTGCAAAAGTATAGAATTTTTTGTTTTGATAGAAAAATCGAAATGTTTGCAGTACAGCAGAAAAAACATTATCTTTGCATCAACAATTTCCGCCACGCCTCTTTACAATGCGTACCAGGGCGGAACTTATTTTTATATACATATGATAACATACACTAAGCAGCCCATAAGTATTGCTGACCAAATAGCAATGTTGAAAAACAGGGGACTTCTGTTTGAAAAGTGAATTGCAACTTTATCTAAATAACAATGAAAAGAATCTTTTTGGCATGTATTTGCTATCTGTTGATTTTGCCTACAGGCTTATGGGCAAAACGAATCATTAAGGTGGCGTGCGTGGGCAACAGTATCACGTACGGTGCAGGTATTTCCAACCGGGAGAAAAACTCTTATCCCGCCCAGTTGCAGTATTACTTGGGCGATGATTACGAAGTCCGCAACTTCGGTTCGAACGGAGCAACGGCGCAGTCGGACGGCGATTATCCGTATGTCCGTACTGGGGTGTACGGCGAATCGAAAAACTTTCTTCCGGACATTGTCCTGATTAAATTGGGAACGAACGACACCAAGCCGCAGAACTGGAAAGACGAAAAGCATTTTATGGAAGAATATCAAACGCTTATCGATACCTACCGCTCGCTGGATTCGCATCCGCAGGTGATTCTGCTCACTCCGGTGCGTTGCTTCCTTACCGAGAAGAACACCATCAGTCCGCGCATTATCGAAGAAAAGGTACGTTTGGTAGTCGAACAGCTGGCTTACGATAACGGACTGGGTATTATTAATCTGCATAATCTGTTTGGCAACCAGTGGGATCAGGTCATTATGCCGGACCGTTTGCATCCGTCTTCTATCGGTGCGGGTGCGATGGCGCGTAAAATCGGCGATTACCTGCTGAATGCAGTTCAAAGTAAGCCGGCAGCCATTGTACCCGAAAATGCGACCTCCTTTAATTTTCACGGTTATCAGGGATACGATTTCCAGTTGGATGGGGTTCCTTACAAAGTGGTACGTCCGGCTAAAGAAGGCGGGCTCGTTTCTGGGGACATGAGCCACAGACCGACATCGACTTGCTGGAGCAAGGTTTCCATGTGGTATATTGCGATGTAGCCGACTTGTATGGTGCCGATAAGGCAGTAAAACGTTGGAACAAGTTTTACAAATATCTGGTGAAGAATGGTTTTCATAAAAAGACCGTACTGGAGGGCATGAGCCGTGGCGGACTGATTGTTTACAACTGGGCTGCACAGAACTCTGATAAAGTGGCTTGCATCTATGCCGATGCACCGGTCATGGACATCAAGAGTTGGCCGATGGGAAAAGGTGCTTATGCAGGTTCGGCCGAGGATGTGACACGGATGCTGGAAGCCTACGGCTTTAAGAATGAGGAACAGGCTTTGCGCTGGAAAAAGAATCCGCTGAATCATGCGGCCAAGATTGCACAGGCAGACATTCCGGTACTGCACGTAGTGGGCGATGCAGACGATATTGTTCCGGTGTCAGAGAATACAGCCCTTTTCGAAGCAGAAATGAAACGTCTCGGTGCCCCGATTACCGTGATTCACAAACCGGGTATCGGCCATCATCCGCATTCACTGAACAATCCCGAATCCATTGTACGTTTCATACTGAAAGCTACCGGCCGGTGGTCCAACAATTGTACCCATGCCGTTCCCGGAAACGAGTATCGCTCGGCTGCCGGATGGGTGGAAGGCTCGGAGTGGCATTCGGTGGCACAGGATATCGAAACCACGCTGAACGAACGTAAACTGAAACTGCTGTTGCTGGGCAATTCCATTACGCAAGGTTGGGGCGGCATGCGTAAGCTCGTCAGCTACAAACCGGGCAAGCAGGCCATGGACGACGCTTTGGGACAGGGAAACTGGGAAAGTGCCGGTATCTCGGGTGACCGTACGCAGAACTTGCTTTGGCGTGTCCGTTACGGAAACTATAACCGGTGTACTCCGGAATATGTGGTGATTGCCATCGGAATCAATAATCTGGTAGTCGGTCAGGACACAGCAGACGATACGGCTGAAGGTATCATCGCCGTTACGGAAGAGGCCTGCAGGCAGTTCCCTGATTCAAAGATTATCCTGTTGGGACTTTTCCCTTCCGGAAAGGAGCAGGGCAGTGCAGTCCGTGAACAGTGCAACCGCATTCATAAACTGCTGGGCGCGCATACCTTCGGAGCTCAGGTCAGTTACACAAATCCTACAGGCTGGTTTCTTGACGAAGATGGAACGATTCGTGACGGACTTTACAGCGGCGATTATATTCACTTCACAGACAAAGGTTATGCTTGTGTAGCCTCACATCTGATACAGTTGATGAAATAACACTAAAAGAAAAATAAGTATGAAAACCACTTTCAAGTTTGCAGGATTGTCTGCTTTATTATTCGGGCAGTCGCTTTGTCTGCTTGCACAGACAGCCTGGCATAACCCGGCGGCCGATTCGCTGTTGGCCATTCAGGGAAGAGCCTGGAATGCGGAAACCGGAAAGGCCTCCCAGCGTTTGCCGCAGCGGGCCGAACAACTGGTCCGTAAACCCGTGTGGGACCTGTCGTTGCAGACAGCAGGACTCTATGTGAAGTTTTACACCAATGCTCCACAAATTCAAGTAAAGTATCAGGTTACGGGGGGATTCTCGATGCCCCACATGCCGGCAACAGGTGTCAGCGGAGTAGACCTTTACACGATGGACTGCAACGGGCAGCAATACTGGTGCGCGGCCAACTATCAGTTCGGTGATACAGTGCGCTATACGTATAACGACCTGACATACCGCAACACGCACGATAAGGGAAACGAATTCACCTTGTATCTGCCTCTGTACAACGGTGTGAAGTCTTTACAGATTGGTGTGCCCAAAGGCAGCCGCTTCGATTTCGTGCGTCCGTCGGTCGAAAAGCCTGTCGTGATATACGGAACTTCCATTGCGCAAGGGGCATGTGCTTCGCGTCCCGGTATGGCCTGGACCAATATCCTGCAGCGCAAGCTGGATATGCCGGTCGTTAATCTGGGCTTTTCGGGCAACGGACAATTGGACGAAGGTTTCTTCAAATTGCTGGCCGAAGTGGATGCGGCAATGTATGTGATAGACTGTATGCCGAATATGACGAACGACCGTGTAGGACTTATCCGTCCGCGTCTGGAAAAAGGCATCCGTATATTGCGCAGCAAAAGCAAAGCTCCCATTCTACTGGTAGAGCACGATGGCTATATGGGCTTTTACGCTTCGGATAAGAAAGGAAAGGAGTTCCGTAAGACCAATGAGTAGTTGCGTGCCGTATACGATTCGATGAAGGATGAAGCCGGAAATCTGCATTACATTACGTTTGACGAGCTGGCACTGTCTATGGACAGTCAGGTGGACGGAGTGCATGCTACCGACCTGGGTATGCAGCAGTATGCCGATGCCTATTATAAGAAAATAACCGGTATCCTTTTCCCGGAGCAGGCGACTTTATCCTTTACACCAGGCAGATAGCACCGCGATTCTTTCACATACCAGTGGACAAAGCGGCATGATGAAATTCAGAATTATAATTCAACCGTGCAGCCACAAATTGTAATGTTAGGGAACTTTATCACTCACTTTTGGGGCAGATTGCCTTACGAAAAGCGCAGAATGGCCGATGATGTATGGCAAAAGCTGTTCAGGGGTAAGTCGGTTGTGAATCTGGGTTACGGATGGGACCGGATAGAGAACGTACAGTGGCGGGTGCTGCATGGCGAACTGCTCTTCCGCTTTTTCAGTCAGGAGCCAGTCGGTGATACTTTCCATATCGACAGCCATACCGAAGAACTCGTCAACATGCTTCTTGTTGTAATAGTTCTTTCCAGCGATGCGGCAGATGGGGATACGGTTGCGTTTGGCGGTGGTATAGAGCCATGACTGCCTGACCTTATAAAGGGACATCACCTCTTCACCGGAATATAATAACAGATAAAAAATGAACAATATTAATTTGAACGAACTACGGAATCGTGCTTATAAGACCGCCTGTGAGCACGGTTTCCATGATAAAGAATTGAGTAACGAACACTGCCTTTGCCTTATCGTTGGAGAGCTTATGGAAGCTGTGGAAGCGGGTAGAAAGGGGAGAATTGGATGCTTTCAG